GTGGATCATGCCAATGTATCGTAATAAAAGTCTATTAGAAATTGTTAGAAGCTTTCCCTGCACTAACTGCGGGGCTGTCGATGGCACAGTAGTAGCCGCACATTCAAATCAACTTAGGGATGGTAAAGGTCGTGGAATCAAAGCGCATGATTACAGAATTGCCGCAATGTGTTACACCTGTCACGCAGAAATTGACCAAGGGGCAACACTCAGCAAAGCGGAGAGAGTGGAATGTTGGGAAGAAGCGCACAGAAAAACGATTGCCTTGCTATTTGAATCAGGGTTTTTATATACCAAGTTTTGAAGAAATGACGCAAGACGCTGTGGAATTGTTAAACTCTCTTAATGTTGATCCTGACTCTACCTTTGCCGCCTACCGTAAACCACTACATAAAAAGTAGTGGGCATAGGCGTTATCTAAGCAAGGAAGCTATTGAGTTTAAAAAACAAGTAGCTGACTATGTAGCCGAGTACAGAGTGCCAAAGCTGGGTGATGCCCGCTTAGAAATGAAAATAGTTATTCATTTTGCCAATAAGCGTAGGCAAGATTTGGACAACCGTGTCAAGTCACTTTGGGATGCATTAGGCGGTAACGGTGCTGGGGTGTTTGATGATGATAGCCAAATCGATGTGTTATTTTTGCAGAGAGGCGCAATAAAAAAAGGCGGTGGATGCCTTGTTTATATCGACATTCTTGATAAAATAGAGGAAACTACACCCATTACATAAGGATTTGTATGGAAAACTGTGCGTTATTCCTAGCAACATTACTACACTCAGCGACCAATACGCATTTTTTCCATTGGTCTACAGATTCTTACGCCAAACACAAAGCACTTGCAAAGTATTACGACAGCATCGTAGACCTAACCGATACCTTTGCCGAATCCTATATGGGCAAATACGGTAAGTTCACCAGCTTTCCAAGCGTCTACCACCAGCCTAAAGACCCAATACGCTACATGGAGTCATTGCAAAGCTTTGTAAAAGAAGCCCGCATGGAATTACCTCAAGACAGCGAACTACAAAACATTGTTGATGAGATCGCTGACCTTATCAATGCCACCGCATACAAACTTAAGTTCTTGAAATAAAAGGATATTTATGCCATTAGATAAATCAGGTAGCAAGGAATCTGTAGGTAAAAATTACGACAAAGAGCGTCAATCGGGCAAGTCTAAAAAACAAAGTCTAGCGATTGCTTTAAATGTTGAGCGTGAGAACGCCAAGGGTAGCCGTAAAGCCAAGCTGGAAGACGCATACGCTAAGTACATTGAGGAAAAAGCATGAGTCGAAGGGATGACATTCGTGCCGCAGTAGAAAAGCACGATAAACCCATTCCTAAGACAACAACGGGCAAGGATAAGAATTACCTGCCCACAGAGCAGGGCGCAGGGATGACCGCCAAAGGTAGAGCGGCATACAATCGTAAAAACAACGCTAACTTACAAGCACCACAAGCTAGTGGCCCACGGCACGATAGTTTCTGTGCAAGGTCAAAAGGCTGGACAGGCGAGCGTGGTAAGGCGGCTAGAGCAAGGTGGAAATGCTAATGAAAGACGGACTATATGCCAATATTCACCGCAAGAGGGCTAGGATCAAGGCGGGATCAGGCGAAAAGATGCGTAAGGTAGGTAGCGAAGGCGCACCAACCGCTAAAGACTTTAAGGAGTCTGCTAAGACTGCTAAACCTACACGCAGGGAAATGATTGCTTCTAAGATGAAGGATATGTGATGTTTAAAAAAGAAAAGATTAAACCTGAAAACAGTTTGCTTCAGCCTAAAAAAGAGTCAACGCTTGAAAGACAACAGCGTGAGCGTTTAGAGCGCAGAGCCGCCCTAGCTGACAAACTGAAAGACATGGACAAAGAAGTTAAGTAAATGAATTTAGCTGATGCATTACGGTCGTTTAGCGATAGGGTGGTAAACCTACCTACCGAAGCACAGCGATTTATGTACAACCCCCAAGCATTTACCCAAATGTTTGGCAGAAACCAGCTACCCAACGAAACAGGGTTTGCTGAAGGCGCAATGGTCGGTGACCGCAAATACGGTAGTGAGAAAGGCTTTCAGCAGGGTGAACCGCTGGCATTGCCTATAGCTGTAGCATCAATGGGCGCACCACTTGCCGCCCCTGCCGCTAGAGCATTAGCACCTAAAGCCGCAAGCATGGCTGAAGATTATCTTGCCAAGATTGGTGGCGTTCAATACATTACCCCGCAGAATAAAGCCCTAGCTGACGCTATCCGCAATAAGCCAATTGGTGAGTTTGATGTGCGATTTGACAATAAACGCAAGTCAGACATAGAAAAGATAGCCACTACTGTGCCTGTGGTCGAGCAATTAAACAAAACCCCAATCCCCAAGGTATCGCTGGCAGACTTTGAAGGCAGACCATTTATTACCAGTATGTCTGACCGTACTGCCGCTGGCGGTGACTTGCTAGGCGTTAATGATGTTATGTTTAAAAGACCCGTACACCTGTATGGCGGGCAAGACTATATGTTTAACGCACCCAATCAGGTGTGGGCATCAGCACAAAGCGCAGTTAAGCCAATCCTTGAAAACGCCAAACTTCTTAAAGAGGTTACTGGACAGAATCCGCTGTATATACCTTGGAGAATGGCCCCATCGGGCGGTGACTTTGCTCACATGACAGGCGAAAGTATGCTGGGATACGCTGAAGCCGCTATGGGTAAAACAGATAAAAAAGCATTAAATGCCGCAATTAAAGATTTGATCCCAAGCTGGAAAGGCGTAGATTCTGCCGACAGCATTACCCAATACAGAGCCGCCCCCAAGGTCGTAAGGGATTCGATCATGCAGATTATGGATAGGGATTTTAGAAACCTAGGCGGCTTAAACTACGGTCAAGCTAGATTATCTGTAACTGATCCACGCCAAATCAATGCTATGGAAGGTGGAATACAAAACATTGGTGAAATTTTTGCAGATCAACCCATGATTATGAAGTCAGGTCACCCATCGTATCCACGGGGCGTGGCAGGTCAAGGGCTGGGAACAATTGACAGAGAACTGAATATCTTTGAACTTTTGCCCAATGTGGTGAAAGAGCGTGGCATTGCTAACCCAAGAAACCCATCCGATCCTGACCTGCGAGCAATGCAGATGAAGCCGTACTCAGGAATCATTACCGCCAAGATGTTACGGGATCTAGGGCTTTAATACAGATACTCAGGTTTAAATTGATTCGCTACCTGCTCGCCAAAGCGATGTGTCAAGAAGTTACAAACAGATTCATGCGTTACCTGCTCGATACCTGACGCAATACAGTAGGTTTCATGTAAGGTAAGAGCATTAAGCATAGCTTTAGGCATTGGAACATCAACATTAACAGTCGGGGTCATAATTGCTCCTTTTAACTATATATTAACCTAGCTTAACATGGAAATCAATACCCTTTGGATAGAAAAGCTACTAAAAAAGCCATTCCATAAGTACAGTTTATGGGGTGATAAGAAGTTCTATGATCCGCACCTACACCCAATAGCCAAGGAACTAGAGGATAACTTCCCCGCTATTCAGGCAGAGGTCAAGGAACTATTGAAACGATATGATGAGTTCGCCCATTTCCAAAGCATTAGCCCTGATCAGACTTACATAAGCAACGATGACCGCTGGCGTATGTTCTTTTTCAAGGCGGCTGGCGTTAACTTTGGTAAGAACAAGCAATTCTGCCCCGTAGCTATGTCAATTGTGGATAAGCACAAGGATGTAATCAGCGCATATATCTCAGTCCTTGGCGCACGAAAAGCTTTGAATCCGCATGAAGGCCCATGGTCAGGAATCCTTAGAATGCACCTAGGCGTAGTCATCCCTGAATACTTACAATGCGCCCTGCACAACGGTGGAGAGGTTTACTTTTGGGAAGAAGGCAAGTGCGTACTGTTTGACGATACCTACACCCACATGGCATTTAATGATACGGACAGCATAAGAGCAGTATTGTTCCTAGACATCATGCGCCCGCTACCCCAGCCGTGGAAGTTCATTAACTGGGCAATCCTAAGATTGTCTATCCTATTCCCATATATATGGATACCCTATTTCCGTCACAAGAAATGGGAGAAGCGGTTTTACAAACAACAAGTTAACTGATAAACTTAATGTATCTTAATCAACTACTTGGATAAGGTATGAGTTCTATTGTAGAAAAGACTAGAAAAAAGACAGGCGGGCGTGTTGCAGGTGTGCCTAATAAGTCCACAGCACTCGCTAGAGAGGCGATCGCTAAGTTCGTGGATGGTAACAGCCACAAGCTACAAGAATGGCTTGAGGAGATCGCTATGAACGAAAAGCTAGGCCCTAAAGTAGCATTCGATTGCTTTATGCAAGTCGCTGAGTACCATGTGCCAAAGCTTGCCCGTGTAGAGCAGGTGGGAGATGAAACCAAACCCGTAGTCCACATTTATAAGTGGAAAGATGACTGAAGAAGTCATCATTGAGTTTGAGTACAAAGCACGGGAAGCGTTTAAAGAGTTTCATAAGAGAACACAACGCTGGGCTGTGCTGGTCTGTCACCGAAGGGCTGGCAAGACAGTAGCTAGTATTAACGACCTGATCCGCAGGGCTATCAAAGAAAACAAACCTGACGGCAGGTACTTTTACCTTTGCCCGTTCTACAGTCAGGCTAAGTCGGTAGCATGGGATTACTTATTGCGGTTCTCCAAGCCAGCATTGGCTAAAGCGAATCAGTCTGAGTTATGGGTAGAACTGCACAATGGCGCACGGATACGGCTATTTGGTGCAGATGCGCCTGACAATCTCCGAGGCAATTACTGCGATGGCATCGTTTTGGATGAGATGGCCGACATGAAACCCCGTGTATGGGGTGAGATTATTAGACCGTTATTAGCGGATCGCCTCGGCTGGGCTGTGTTTATCGGCACACCCCGTGGGCATAACGCTTTCTATGACATATACCGTGAAGCCCAAAACAATGACAGGTGGTACACCAAGACGCTACGGGCAGATGAGTCAGGGCTACTGGCGCAGGAAGAACTGGTAGATGCACAAGCATCCATGTCAACCAATCAATACGAGCAGGAGTTCCTTTGCTCATTCGAGGCGGCAATCCTTGGAGCGTATTACGGGCAGGAGATGCGTAGGCTTACCGACCTTGAGCGCATTACGACTGTGGACTATGACCCCATGTTCCCCTGCCACACGGTTTGGGATTTGGGGTACAACGATTCCACGGCTATTATTTGGTTTCAGACGGTATACGGTGAGATACGGGTGCTAGATCACCATATGTCTAACGGTCAAGCCATCCCCTATTACACGGGATTGTTGGCGCAGAAAGAGGATGAGTTTGGGTACAAATACGGTACACATTGGCTACCCCATGACGCTAGGGCAAAAACACTAGCCAGCGGTGGCAAGAGCATAATCGAACAAATTGCGACAAAAATTGACATAAAACATCTAAAAATTGTTCCGAACCTATCACTTCAGGATGGAATACAGGCAACAAGGCTTGCATTAACCCGTGCTTGGTTCGATAATAAGTGTGAAGAATTAATTGAATGTTTGCGTCAATATCAAAGGGAATGGGATGATGATAAAAAAGTATTTAGAGATCGCCCAAAGCACGATTGGACATCACACTCTAGCGATGCGATGCGCTATTTATCAATTGTTTGGAAAGATGAGGACAGCCCTATCCTCAAAGATGCAAAAGTTAAAGGTTTATCTATTGGCGAAAACGAAGTAACCCTAGACGAATTATGGAAGCAAACGCCTAAATCAACATACCGCAGGATATAAACATGGATCACACCTACGAAGATTGGTACAACACCATTGCTAGTTACGAAAGAGCGTACAAAGAATGGGAAGCCCGTACTGACCGAATCATCAAGCGGTATCGAGATGACAGCCGCACCCGTAACAACCCCAATGCCCGCTTTAATATTCTTTGGTCAAATGTACAGACCATTACCCCAGCTATCTTTGCTAGACTGCCACGCCCTGATGTAAGCCGCAGGTTTAGAGATAACGACCCAGTAGCACGGGTGGCATCGATGATGCTTGAGCGGGCTTTAGATTATGAGATTACCCACTACGGTGATTACAAGTCTGCCATGAGTCAGTCGGTTTTAGACCGCTTACTTGGTGGGCGTGGTACATCATGGGTACGCTACGAACCACACATTGCTGGTGAAGCTGGCGGCATGGCTGATGGTGCGCCTGAAGATGGCTTTCAGATTACCGAGGACACAGACGAAGCAGAAACCGAAGGCGGCATTTACCGTGAAGACCAAGAACGCATTGAGTACGAATGCGCCCCAGTCGATTATGTTTACTGGCGTGACTTTGGGCATACGATTGCCCGCACATGGGAAGAGGTCACCGCTGTATGGCGTAAGGTTTACCTTGGCAGACCAGCCCTAGTAGAACGCTTTGGCGAGGAACTGGGCAATAAGATCCCGCTGGATACAAAACCTGAAACTTCTAAAACTTTCAACGAGAAGATGGGCGAAGGCGCATCGGAAGCCGTTGTCTATGAGATATGGGATAAGACCTCAGGCGAAGTTATTTGGCTATCGAAGTCAATGGGCAAGATCCTTGATACACGCCCTGACCCGTTAAAGCTTGAGAACTTTTGGCCTTGCCCAAAACCCCTGTACGCAACATTAACCACGGATAAGCTAGAACCTATCCCTGACTTTGTACTGTACCAAGACCAAGCTAAACAGCTAGACACGCTGGCTGACCGCATCGATGGATTCATTAACGCCCTGAAAGTGCGTGGTGTTTACGATGCATCCGAACCAAGTCTTGCCCGTTTATTCTCCGAGGGCGAGAACAATACCTTGATCCCCGTCAAGAACTATGCCGCATTTAGTGAGAAGGGCGGTATGGGCGGGGCTATTAACCTAGTAGATATTGCCCCAATCGCACAAGCCCTGAATATGTCGTATCAGGCTATGGATCAAGTCAAGGGTCAAATCTACGAGATCATGGGTATTGCTGACATTCAGCGTGGACAGACCGATCCGAATGAAACCCTTGGCGCACAGATTATCAAGTCGAACAACGCCAGCGGTAGACTCAAGACCATGCAACACGCAGTCGTTGACTTTGCTACTGAACTGTTAAGCATCAAGGCGCAGATCATCTGCAACCACTTTACCGATGACACCATCGTCAAGATTAGTGGCGCAATGCAACTAAGCCAGCAGGATCAGATGTTGATCCCACAAGCTTTAGCCCTGTTGCGTGACGAAGCCGCTAAGAACTTCCGTGTTGAGGTGACCAGCGACTCGATGATATTCCAAGACGAACAGCAGGAAAAAGCTGACCGTCTAGAGTTCCTATCCGCTATTAGTGGATTCCTACAGCAAGCATTACCTGCCGCAAGCGCAACCCCTGAACTTACGCCAATGTTGGTCGAGATGCTTAAGTTTGGTGTCACCGCATTCAAGGCTGGTAAAGGTCTAGAGGGCATGATTGACGAAACCGCTGATAAGTTCCGTGAACAAGCCAAGGCGCAGGAAGGTCAACCCAAGCCACCAAGTGCTGAAGAACAGAAGATGCAGATGCAGATGCAGATCGAGCAAGCTAAGATGCAAGCCGAACAGCAGAAAATGCAGATGCAACAGCAGATTGAACAGGCTAAGATTCAGGGTCAAATCGAACTTGAGAAGGCTAAACAAGAGTACCAAGCGCAAGAGAATCAGCTTAAGTTTCAGCTTGAGGATGAGCGTAACCGTCAGCAGATGCAGATGGAGATGGATCTTGAGCAGACTAAGCTTGATTCTTCCAACAATAAGGAACTCTTGCTTGCCTACCTTAATAATGCGGCTAAGATTGAAACCACCCGTATTACAGCAGGTCTAGACACGGGCGAGGAAGCTTACGCTGACAATGTACAGATGGCTAACATTTTGCAAGATCAATTAGGATATTCAGACATGAAAAACCACCCACTACAGCCCGCAATTGAGAATATGTACAACAGCAATCAGCAGTTAGCGCAGATGCTATCTATGTTGCTGGATAAACTTAATCAGCCTAAGACTGTGATTCGTGGCCCTGACGGTAAAATTGCTGGAGTTCAATAATGGCTATTACAGTCAAGCATTTAAAAGTATCAACCGTTCCTGATGCTGGGGATGACACACTTGTAGAACCGTCAGATTGGAATGCCGACCATACCCTCACGGGTATCGGCACAATGGCAGAGCAAAACGCTAATGCCGTAGCCATCACAGGCGGTACGATTAGCGGTGTAACCATCCCTGCATCCAATGTCACGGGAACGCTACAGGTAAACCAAGGCGGTACAGGCGCAACCACTCTGACAGGCTATGTCAAGGGCGCAGGAACTACAGCCCTGACCGCATCCTCGACCATTCCAAATACAGACATTACGGGTCTAGGCACGGCATCGACCAAAGATGCTGGAGCGGCTAACGGTGTAGCCACCCTAGATGCTGGCGGTAAAGTACCTGTTTCTGAACTTCCTGCCGCAGTACTGGGCGCACTTAGTTACCAAGGCACATGGGATGCAAGCACTAATACACCTACCCTTACTTCTTCTGTTGGTACTAAAGGTTATTACTATGTTGTCAGCGTTGCTGGTAATACTAACCTTAACGGGATTACTGATTGGCTTGTGGGCGATTGGGCGGTATATAACGGGTCTATTTGGCAAAAGGTTGATAACACCGAAACCGTAACCAGCGTAAACGGTCAGACAGGCGCAGTTGTATTAACCACAACCAATGTAGCCGAAGGTACAAACCTTTATTACACGGATGCACGGGCAAGGGCATCTAATAGTGCTGGCACAGGCATTAGTTACGATTCCGCAACAGGCGTAATTACCAACTCTGCACCCGACCAAACTGTAAGCATTACTGGGGCAGGTACATCCGTAGTTACTGGAACTTACCCTAACTTCACCGTTACTAGCAATGATGCTTTTGTAGGCACAGTCACTAGCGTAGCCGCAACCGCAGGTACAGGAATTAGCGTAACAGGTAGCCCAATTACAAGTAGCGGTACATTAAATATTACCAATACTGCACCTGACCAAACCGTAGTTTTAACGGCTGGTACTGGCATAAGCACTAGCGGCACTTACCCTAACTTCACTATTACCAACACTAGCCCATCATTGGGTGGTGATGTGGTAGGGCCAGCTTCCGCATCGGATAACGCAGTAGCTAGGTATGACAACACAACAGGCAAATTGATTCAAAATAGCCTAGTTATTATTGATGATACGGGTAGCGTAACAGGCGTAAATGCCCTGACCGCCCAAAGTTTGACTGTAAACAATAACGCTACATTAGGATCATCTAATACCGATAGTTTAGATGTTAGGGCTAGGATTTCTTCAGATTTAGACCCTGAAACCAACAACGCTAAAGACATTGGAACTAACGGTAGAAACTGGCGTGATGCCTTTTTTGGTAGAACTGTTCATACCGTAAACCTAGAACTGACAGGCACAACCAGCTTTGATGGTTCGCAAGGCACAAGCGGTCAAGTCCTAACTTCAGCAGGTACTGGCAATACACCTACTTGGACTACTCCTACAACGGGAACGGTAACCAGCGTAGGCGGTACGGGTACGGTTTCAGGTATTAGTCTTAGCGGTACGGTTACATCATCAGGCAACTTAACGCTTGGCGGTACATTAGACTTGTCTAGCCCACCTGCTATTGGTGGAACTGCACCAAATACAATAAATGGAACAGTCCTAAACGCCACTAACGGCATAGTCGTAAACAGCAATACTGTATCGGCAAGCTATACGATTCCAAGCGGATCAAGTGCTATGAGTGCTGGGCCAATGACCGTAGCATCAGGTCAGACTGTGACTGTATCAAGTGGGTCACGCTGGGTCATTTTGTAATGTTTTCTACTGCTTTTCAGGCTAATGCGTTTCAAAATAACGCTTTCCAAGTCTATACGCCACCACCACCTGATAACCAAAAGGTAGGCGGGGATGATGCATGGACAGCAGATGATCTCAAGAGATTACGCAAACTATCTGCAAAGATTGCGGAAAGACAGCGCAAGCTAGATCAAGCAACGAAAGACGCTAACGCAGATCGTAAGAAAGCGTTTAAGGAACAAATTGATCCAACGCCTGTTGCAAAAGTTAAGCAATCTAAAGTACAATCAATTCAAAAGGTTAAAGCTGATATACCGTCAGTCGATACAGAAGAATTACAGCGGTCTATTAGCTACCTTGAAAGACAACGGGATAACATCCTTGAGGCGGTAGCTTACAGACATCAGCAATATCTCATTCAAGAGCAATTGCGAGTAATGGAAGCCCAACGCCAAGAGGAACTTGACGATGAGGCGGCATTATTACTATTGCTATAGATCCACACGCTGAATATAAAAAGGCTTACGACCACCTACACGCTGGCAGATATTCTGCGGGCTTTAGGTTATTTGAGTACCGCTGGCATCCAGCCATCCTAGGCAATCAAGTTATTCCATACGAAAGACTGCCAGTAGCCCCAAAGGTATGGCAGGGTGAATCGCTGATTGGTAAGTCTATCGTGGTACAGATGGAGCAGGGCTTTGGCGATATATTCCAATACGCTAGGTTCTTGCCAGCATTAAAAGTCTTGGGCGCAGAGAAGTTAATTGTGCTGACTGTGCCTAATCTTATGGGTGTTTTAGGTCAGATGGAGTGCATCGACCAGCTAACGAACATGACAGAGGAAGGCGTAGCGCACGAATGTGACTACTGGATCGGTTCGATGTCGCTACCGTATTACATCGATTGTGCAATGCCGTATGTCAAAGCCCTATTTCCCATTAGCAGAAGCAAAATTGTAGGGTCAGAGGGTTATTTTGAAGCTGAACCAAGCAATATTCCAAGCAAAATAGGCGTAAATTGGTCAGCCAGCAAGGGAAATCTGCATTGGATTAAGTCCATATCTGCTGAACATATGGAAAAGCTGGTAGGCGATGATGTTTACTCGCTAAATCCTGAAACAAATGCGATGTTTAGACCGTTGCCTGACGATGGCTGGAAGAAAGACTGGTCAATTACCGCTAAACACATGAAAGCCATGAAGGGAGTCGTAACCGTAGACACGGGAACAGCGCATTTAGCTGGCGCATTAGGCGTAAAGTGCGTGGTTTTGCTACCTAAAGAAGAGTTTGTATGCTGGCGGTGGAAAAATGCACGGTGGTATGACAGCGTCTGCCTACTTAGACCCGATGAGTACGAAAAATTACCTGAAATCATAAGGAGAATGTAATGGCATTGGTAAAAATCAGCGTAACTTGCCCATGTTGCAAGGTTTCTCATGAAGAGTATGACGAATCTCAGATGAGCGACAAAGAAAAGTACCTGACCTACTGGAATATCCCATATGACACGCCCGAAGCTGAAGAAGCATGGCGGCAGAAGCTGGAGATGACACCAAGAGAAGCCCCGATGGTAGTGCCTGACATTGAAGGTCACATCAGCATGGCAGACGGTACATGGATCTCTAGCCGTTCTAAGCACCGTGAGAACTTAAAGCGCAACAACTGCATCGAACTGGGCAACGATGTACCAATGACGCAAAAGCCCATTGAATTTAGCCGCAAAGAGCAAGAAGCCCGTAAACGGCAGATTGCTGAGATAGCGTATTCCAAACTTAATTACCGATAAGGAGCAACAAATGGCTGACGAATTAGATAGACGGGAACTATTAGAATCTGCGCTAGAACAGGCAGAAGAAGGCAACCTTGAAGCACCTATCGAAAAGGAGATTGAAGTAAATGACGATCCAATCCAAGCAGAAAGTAGCGAAGAAGACACCCCTAAAGAAAGTAGTGACCGTGACGAAAAAGGTCGCTTCAAAAGTAAGTCCGAAGAAACCGATAACGAAGCCGATCCCGTTGAAGAATCTGAACCTGTGGCAGAAGTTTCTGCTGTGGCTGAAGAAGTAAAACGACCAACAACTTGGAAGAAAGAGTATGTTGAGATTTGGGATAAGATGGAGAAAGGCGAAAAGCTAAACAAGGAAGACTTTGTTAAGTTTGCTGAATACGCTAACCAGCGTGAAGCCGAATACAAAAAAGGTGTATCTGCCTACAAAGCAGAAGCCGACAACGCTAGACAGTTAACTGAAGCGATAGGCCCATTCGTTCCTGAATTACAAAAGCACGGCATTCATCCAGTAGCGTGGATACAAAGTTTAGGTCGGGCGCATTACACATTAGCTAACGGAACTTACGAGCAAAAGATAAATGCGTTCAATAGACTTGCCCAAGATTATGGAATACAATTAAATTCAGATAGCTTACAAATGCCTGAACAGGCGTATGTAGATCCGTATCAACAGCAGTTAATGCAACAGCTACA